CTACAGCTTTATTCAATACGCAAAGACAGCTGCGGATGACAACTTTCATTTTATCAAACCATACGGCCGAGCCCTTGGCCCAGAGCATAAAGCACAGGCTTACACTGCGACCCCTGCCATAAGAGAGGCTGCGATGATCGTAGCTGTAGACATCTGGCAAGCACGTCAAGTCAGCCAGACTGGTGGGGTAGGTATGGATGGGATCTCTGCAAGCCCATATCGGATGGGTTATCAGCTAATCAACAGAGTGCGTGGTCTCATCCAGCCGTATTCAAGTCCTAATTCACTGGTCGGCTAATGGCTGCAATAAGCACCTTACGTGGCACGCTAGCAACCGCTTTAACAAACGCTGGAGTATGGTCTACTTTTAGTTTTCCACCTGCAACCTTACTTGCTAACAGCGTAGTCGTAACACCTAGCGATCCTTATATTGTGCCAAGCAATAACAGCCAGACAAGCATCGCACCTCTGGCTAATTTTAAGATTCTAATAACTACACCTGCATTTGACAATCAAGGAAACTTGCTAGGTATGGAAAATTTTATTGTGGCAGTAGTAACTAAACTAGCGGCATCGGCCCTGGTCTATAACATATCAAGTGTCTCCGCTCCAGCTATAACTAATGCAGCTAGTGGAGATTTATTAACATCAGAAATAACTGTATCAATCCTAACGAGCTGGAGTTAAAATGAGTACACACGAAGAAGACTTAGCCTTCTTGAAGAAGACAGGCCAATTAGCAAGCGCACCAAAACCAACTGCACAAACTAAGAAAGACGAGGAATAACAATGGCAATATATTTAAATAATAACGTAGGTGTTAAGTTGGCTACCAATGCGGCACCAACCACACCTTCAATCGACATTAGCTCATACGTAACTAATGCCGTAATTAACCAGATCGTAGATGAGTTAGAAGTAACAGCAATGGGCGATACTGCCCATAAGTTTGTTGCAGGTCTACAATCAGCAACATTCAGCGTAGACTTTATCAATGACTGGGCAGCATCTCAGGTTAATGAGACACTTAGCGCAGCATTTGGCAAGACCCTAGCAGTATCAGTAATCACTGTTAAAGGCACTGCCGTATCAGCTACAAACCCAACTTACCAATTCTCAATTTTGGTAAATAACCTGACCCCAATCGGTCAAGGTGGCGTGGCTGAAGTTGCAACATCAAGTCTGTCCTTTACAGTAAACTCCGCAGTAACAGTGTCCCCATCGGTGGCATTTTAACTAAGGAGTAACAATGGCAAAGCTAAAGATAACAAGGGCTAATGGTGAAGTATCAGAGCACAAGATCACACCAGGTGTCGAGTACGCTTTCGAGTTAAAGTACGGATCAGGAATTAGCAAGGTCTTGCGTGAGCATGAGCGTCAAACAGAGATATTCTGGCTGGCTTATGAATGCTTACGCAGGGCTGGCGCACAGATACCTTTATGGGGATCGGAGTTTATAGACACTCTAGATACTGTCGAGGTATTAGACGAAGAAAAAAAATAACTGAGCGGAATTCTATTGCTTACACTATTGCGCAACTAGCAGTAGAGACTGGAATACCGCCTAGAGAGTTTATTGATATGGATACAGAAATGTATTTAGCAATAATCCAGGTATTGACAGACAGAGCTAAGGAGATCAAAAATGCCAGTCGTGGTAAACGGCGTTAGTCAATTCCTTAAAGCTCTACGAGAAATTGAAGATGACACGTTTGATAATGTTAAAGCCAGGTTAAAGACACCAATGATTAGAGTAGCTGCTTTAACTAAAAACGAGTTCCCAGATAACGCAAACGTATTGAGTGGTTGGACAAAGACAGCTGAGCCAATGGAAGGCCAACGCAAACCATTTCCAGCATACGATCAAGGGCAAGCTAAAGCTGGCATTAAATATAAGCTAGGGCCTAATAAAAAGAATAGAAACGGCTACGCTGTTTACAATTATGTATCTAATGAAAATCGTGCAGGCATGGTGTTTGAATGGGCGGGTAGAAAAAACCCACAAGGCACAGCAGGTGGTGCATCATTAAATCCAAACGCTAGCGCAGAATTTATCAACGCATTACCAGAGTTATTTGATGCAACATTAGCTGGATCAGTAGGGCGCAGAGGTCGAAGAAACAAAGGCAGGGCCTTGTATAAAGTATGGGCTAAAGAGCAAGGGCCAATCTATGCAGATATACAAAAAGCGTTGAACGATGCTATAACCGCATATTACAAAAAAATGCCACTAGAAAAGCAGCAAGAAGTTATAGGATTTTATAGGGGCATGCGGAGTAGGGGAGTGTCATAGTGCCAACCATAGTAGCATCGGTACTTAGCACCTTTGACAACAAAGGATTAAAAAAGGGTAAAAAAGAAATATCAGTTTTTGAAAAACAAGTTAAAAGTTTTGGCAAAGTATTTGCTGGAGTGTTTAGCGCTACTGCAGTACTTAATTACAGCAAGAAGGCAGTATCTGCATTTATGGCAGATGAGAAGGCAGCCAAGTCTTTAGAGTTACAACTTAGAAATACTGGCTTTGCATTTAGCGCACCAAGCGTTGAGTATTACATAGCCAACCTTCAGAAGACTACTGGCGTATTAGACGATCAACTACGCCCAGCATTCCAACAATTATTAACAGTTACTGGATCTGTAACTAAGAGCCAAGACGCTTTAGCAACTGCTTTAAATATCAGCGCAGCTACAGGCAAGTCAGTAGAAGCAGTTAGCGCAGCTTTAACACGTGCATACTCTGGCAACACTGCAGGACTAAGCAGGCTAGGTGCAGGCATAAGTAAAGCCACTTTAAAGACTGGCGACATGGACAAGATCATGGCCGAACTTAATCAGAAGTTTAGCGGTCAAGCAGCAGCTAGATTAGATACTTATGCAGGCAAAATGGATCTACTCAAAGTGGGCGCAGCCAACGCATCAGAGGAAATTGGCAAAGGATTATTAGACGCATTAGCAGTATTAGGTAAAGATAAAAGCATAGCGAATGCCACCGATGCTATGGAAGGTTTTGCTAAATCTATTAGCGATGCACTTTATGGTATTGGTTTATTGATAAGCAAACTAGATGGCTTAGCATCTAAAGTAAGTTCTAGTGGTTTGGCAGATTTGTTATTACGTTTACAACCTGGTGGGAAGGGTGCTGAAGCATTATTTGGCGCACTATCATCCTTTGGTGGATCCAATAGAAATCAACCATCATCTAATTTTACTTATGATCTAGGATCTAGTGCAACTAAAGATATTGAGCGTGCCAATGCAATTATCAAAGGCAATAAAGCCCGTGCTACAGAATTAAAATTGTTAAAAGAAAAGAATGCTTTAGAAGCATTAAAGATGAAATACGATACCGAGCGCATAGGCTTGATGCTGGCGCTTAACCAGGCTACCGATGAAGAGACCCGCATACGTATTGCAGAAAAGTTAGCAATACTAGATGGCAACGCAGCTAAGGCGCAGTTATATTTAGCAGATACAGAATTAGCATTCCAGACAAATCAACTGGCTAAGTCTATGAACCAAGCAGCCAATGCCGCTTTATATTTTAGCGACTGGGCAACCTACCGAGCAGGTGAGCGTGGCGATGCAGCAACAATGAGTAACGTACCTAGCAGTGGTGGCGGATACGTACCAGCACCATCTATGACTATGGCTGCAGACTATCAAGCATACCGAGCAGGTGAGCGTGGCGATGTAGTTGTAAACGTGGCTGGATCAGTATTAACCGAGCAAAGTTTAACCGACACAATTACAGACACTATATTAAGAATTAACAAAATGGGCCGTGGTACTACACCTGCAGGCGGTCTATCTGGCGGCACCTAATGGCCGTACCAACAATCAATGCAATAATTAACTTTAGCACTGGGCCTAGCACTGCACAGGCCATGCAGTTAGATATTGGCATACTAGGCACAAACGTATTAGCTGATTCTGTAGCTGTAATTGTTGATGTATCTAACAGAGTTAATTATGTTCAAACTAGCACAGGCCGTAGCCCATTAACTGATACATTTCAGACTGGCCAACTTACATTACGCATAGTAGATCAGAATGGTGACTTTAATCCAACTAACCCTACTGGCCCTTATTACGGCTTACTTACACCTATGAAGAAGGTGCAAATAACTGCTAACTACTCTGGCACTACGTATCCAATTTTCTCAGGTTTTATTACATCCTATGTAAACACTCAACCTAAAGATGCAACAGAAGTTGCTTATACAACAATACAAGCTGTAGATGCCATGAGGCTTGCACAGAATGCACAAATATCTACAGTAACTGGTGCTATTGCTGGTGATTTATCAGGCACACGTATCAATGAGATACTAGATGAAATTGACTGGCCAGCCACAATGCGTCAGATAGATGCAGGCCAAACTACATTACAGGCAGATCCCGGCACACCACGTACTTCTTTAGGTGCTATGCAAACTGTTGCCGATTCAGAGTACGGATCTATATATGTTGATTTCGATGGATCGTTTGTATTTAAAGATCGTTTAACTGCCACTGCATCAATAGGTGGCACGCCTACACTCTTTGCCGATGACGGTACAGGGATCACTTATGCCAATGCTATGTGGAAACTAGACGATAACCTGATCTTTAATTCAGCCCAAATCAGCCGTACAGGTGGATCACCACAATCTGCTAGCAATCAAGCATCTATTGACAAATACTTTATTCATTCATATAACCTGCAGGATCTCCTAATGCAGACCGATGCGGTAGCCCTAGATTATGCCAGGGCTTATGTGGCATCTAGAGCTGAGACAACCATCCGATGTGATGCCATCGAGCTGGATTTATACACTGCTAATTATGATGCAGGCATTCTTGCTGCCTTAGACCTAGATTTCTTTGATCCAATCACAGTTATTACAACCCAACCAGGGGGATCTCAGCTAGAGAAAACCTTGCAGATTTTTGGCGTAGCAAACACGATTACACCTAATTCTTTTAGGACAGTGTTTACAACGCTAGAACCTGTCATAGATGGGTTTATACTAGGCAACGTAGATTACGGGGTCTTAGATCAGAACGTCTTATCTTATTAAGGAGATAGAATGCCAACTTTTCCAGGCAATACTGGTGATGTAGTTACTTCCGCTATGTGGAATGGACTACCAGCCTTTACAGTACAAACCGCTAAGACAGCAGATTACACAGCTGCTAGTGGTGATGAATACCAACAACTCATTCCAATGAATAAGGCAACTGCTATTGCATTTAAAATACCAACAGATGCTACATATAATTTTGCAGTAGGCACAGTCATTACAGTATTAAATATTGGTGTGGGTACTTGCACAATCAGCGCAGTTACATCTGGCACTACGACAATATTAAGTGCCGGGGCGGTAGCGGCATCACCAACCCTTGCACAATATAAATCTGCAGCTTGTATTAAAACAGCTGCTAATGCTTGGTATGTAGTTGGGGCTATTGCATAATGATTGGTAATATTATTGCAGGAGCTATGGATACCTTCGCTCCATTTACTGTAACTGGTGGCACACTTTATACAGGTGGTGGATACAATTACAGAGTATTTACTGGCAGCGGTACATTAGGAATTAGTAATGGCACTTTGACTTGTGATGTTTTAGTTGTCGCAGGTGGCGGTGGCGCACCCTTTGATTTTTGGGGTGGTGGCGGCGGTGCTGGTGGATTTAGAACATTCACGTCACAATCATTTGCAAGCGACCAAACAATTACAGTTGGTGGCGGTGGCACTAGAAGTTCAAACGGCACGAATTCTAGTTGTGGCTCTTTAACTTCTACTGGTGGCGGTCGTGGTAATACTTGGGCTAATGATGGCGGTTCGGGTTACTCAGGTGGTTCAGGTGGCGGTGCCTCACTCAATTTTGCAAGCGGTGGTGCTGGTAATGCTGGCTCTTATTCACCAGTTGAAGGATATGCAGGTGGTGCAGGCGGAAAAACTGGTGGAAATGAAACATCAGGTGGCGGTGGCGGTGCTGGTGGAGTTGGTCAAAATGCTGGAAACGGCACTACTGGTGGAGATGGCGGCATTGGTGCATCAACTGCAATTAGTGGTGGTTCAACTACTGGTGCAGGACAACTAAGCGGCGGAACTTATTATTTTGCAGGCGGTGGCGGTGGTGCAGATGGTGGTACTGGTAATGCTGGTGCGGCAGGTTTAGGCGGTGGTGGCAAAGGTGGACAGTCAGGTTCACCAGCAGCAAGTGGCACAGCAAATACTGGCGGCGGTGCTGGCGGCGGTGATCCATCTTCAGGTGGATCTAATGTCAATGGCGGTTCTGGAATTATTATTGTGAGGTATGCAGCATGAGTCATTGGGCAGAAATAGATGACAACAATGTTGTTTTAAGAGTATTAGTTGGCGATAATAATGACCCAGCAGGTGATGAAGGTTATTCTTGGTTAATAAATAATCTTGGTGGCACTTGGATTAAAACTTCATACAATGGCAATATTCGCAAAAATTATGCAGGTGTTGGATATACTTATGATGAAGTTAAAGATGCTTTTATAGCGCCTAAACCTAATAATGCAACAGGATTTGATGAGGAAACTTGTCAATGGATAGTACCTCAAATTGAAACCTAAATTATGTGCAGCTGGTGTGCAGTTAAGAGATCAAATTGATACGTGGTTTCCAGATAGGCGTACTGCCAGTGATGGGTGGTTGGGCGATAGCCGTCACTCCGCCAGAAAATCAGATCATAATCCAGACAAGTTTGGGTATGTACGAGCAATTGATATTGATTCTTGGTTGGAGTCATCCTACAGCCTCGCACCTTATCTGGCTGACCAGATCAGAATCGAAGCCAAACAAGATAAACGCATATCATACGTCATCTATAACGGGCGAATATGCTCAAAAATATTAAATTGGAAATGGCGCAAATACAAGGGTATAAATCCACACAAGCGCCATATACATATCAGCTTTACAACACTAGGCGATCTAAATGGTGCGCCGTTTGATATACCACTAATAGGGGGCAAGATATGAAAATAAGCAAGAAGCAAAAGGCAATACTAAAATCATACTTTAGAGGTGTGCTTGTATCGCTACTAACATTCTTAGCAAGTAATGAATTAGGTTTAGATCCTGCAGTATCTGTGATTGTTGCAGCTCTAGCAGGTCCGGCAGCTAGGGCTTTAGATAAATCCGACAATGCTTATGGCATCGGTGCTAATGAAGCATGACACCTACAGAATGGGC